TTATTCAATCTGGTATAACGCCAAATTAAACGCATCTTTCTTCTTCCATCCTACATCTAAAGTGTCCTGGATAAATCGCATTGCGCCAGTGTAGAAATCGGTCAGTTCGCTCATGTTGCAGAATACCCTGTACACGGGTTTTTCATCTGTTCCGAACTTGAACTTAACAGGGAGCGTTGCACCATTTGTCTGTACGGCAAGGTCGTAGGCAGCCTTGTAGTTGAACTGGTTTTCAGAGGATAGCCACACAAGATTACCTTCATATTGGTAGCCAGATAGGATAGCGTTGTCGGTCTGTTTGTTGTACCATCCTATGACTTCCGACATTATCTCCTCACCTATAGGCTTGTGGTCGAACTCAGCCTCCATATAGTTTGCTGATCCGTCTTCATTTTCCTGCACGTCCCATCGGATGCGCCACTTGTTTCGTGCCGGACTGACACACTCTATCAGTTTTACACCGGCTGTTCCTTCTGTTCTTCTCATTTTCTAAGTAAATACATACTTGGTTCTACCTTTTCCGAAAGTCTCCGTCTTAATGGTTGTCTCGAACGGAAGGCCATCGGGTAAATCTCTAATCTGTGCAAGGATATTCTTCATTTCCTCACTGTTGGTAAAAAACTTCTTGGGTTCACCGTTCTGCTCGATTGAAACTATGCAGCGGTCTTCTCCCTGCTCTGTTTTGATACCCGTTTCGAAGTCCTTAACTACGATGGGTAGGTTTACCAATTCCCTGATGCTTACTACTGCACCAGGGAAGCGCTTTTTGCCGTCATCAGGCTTGTAAGCGACTTTTAGGTCCTTAAATGATTTCATTTGTTTGCCTGTTAATTTATTAAACAACATATTACAGTTGGCGTGCTTTGCCATGCCATAAAAGCTCGCTATCAACTCACGCCTTCTTTTTCTACTTTTGACCTCGTGCATTTTCTTCGCCATTTTCTTCTTTATGCGCTTTCGAAGCTCCACATGATTGGAACTATAAATCACATAACCTAAGAAGTCAATGCCCTCACTTACTGGGAACACACGCTCGTTAGCTTTTACCTCCAAGTCAATATGCTCAACCAGTTCGTGGACGACATCACGCACCAGCCACAATTCCGCTTTCGATTTTCCGAGTACGACTCCGTCATCACAATAGCGGTAGAAATAACGAACGCCGTACCTGTCCTTCAGATAGTGGTCTAAAAACACAGACAATAAGAGATTGCCCAAGCCCTGCGAACTTCGTAGTCCTATGCTGATTCCTTGAGGCATCATGCGAACGAACCCGTCCAATAGTCCGATGAGCTTCTTGTCCTTGAAGATCCGTTTCACGCAGTACATAACAAAATCAGGTTGCACATTGTCATAGAACTTTGAGATGTCGAATTTGTAGCAGTACCTTGTTCCTTCTGGGTCTTCTTCCATGTCACGGCGTATATACGATAATAGGTCGTGCATACCCCGTTCCTTGATACTTGCTGAAGTGGTGCGGATGAAACGTTTCCGCATGTGCCTGTCAACAACATTCATAACGGCGTGAACGCCGATGCGGTCGTACATCGAGAGTATCTGTATCTTCCGGATTTTCCCGCCTTCCACAATCTCCCTCTCTCTGTAGTCACTCACCATGAACTTGCCGTCCGATATGCGCTGCGTCAGGTCACATATCACCTCTTCCCTATGCGCAAGGAGCCAGCGCCCCTGGCGCGAGCGTTTCCGCTTCGTGCCTCGGAGTACTGTATCGAATGATTCCGACATATTGCCGTAGTCAACGATTTCATTGATGATGTATCCTTCTCTGCGCATAGTAAAAATTTAGTTGTTTGAAGGAAAAGCCTTCCTTCCATGGGTCCAAGTTCTTCGAATTGATGCCAACCTACCAAACTCTACCCGTCACTCCGTTTTTCACTTTTCCGGCACATGGAATTTCCATGTCCTGACATATATACAGGTCAACCGCTTTTAGTGAGGCTCGGCTCCCTCGGCACCACATCGGGGACACGTCCCCATTGTTGTACGCCGATTTCAGTTCCTTTGGTTGTTGTCCAGACGCGACCCGACATTCGTGTTCGAGTTCGATGCATCGTTATTCGCATTCGCGTACGACACACCGCCATTCGCATTCGCGTTGTTGTTGCCGCGATAGACCACACGGCCTATGGGAGCTTCCGCCTTTTTTTCGTGCAAAAGTACTTATTTTCAATGAGGTTACCGAATTTTTTTTCAAAATCGACGGGCTTCGCCCGTATTTCTTGATGTCTTCGTCCCTCAGACATCACGCTTTACGCTTTGTCGCTTCGCTCCCGTTTTTCGCTTACGCTGCCTCTGACAACGCCTTGAACGCTGCAACGCTCATCGCTATCACGATTTTTCCGCGGAAGGCCAGACGCGACCCGACATTCGTGTACGAGTACGATGCATCGTAAAACGCATACGCGTACGACACACCGCCATACGCATACGCGTAGTTGTAGCCGCGATAGACCACACGGCCTGTGCTGCCACTATAAGAATAGTAGTCGCAATAATAGGTAGTCGAACTGCCAGACACGCCGGAAGGTACCACGTCCATATATTTCCCGTGAGTCACGCCATTTATCCAGCCTGTTGACTCCACGCCCTTTACAAGTCGATATGTACCGTCTGGCATCATGTATCGCCATTTACCACCGTTACCGCTGTCGTTCGGAACGTCCACGCAGTCCATCATGTCATATTTATGGCCGTAGATATCCTCATAACCCAAGCAGTTGATGTTGCTCAGACTGTAGAACACAACTTCACCGTCAGAGTTTGTCTCCTTGTAATACGACTTCCCGTTCCCATCCACGCCGCCAACGGTCACTCCGTTCGTATTCACCGTGTCCTGCATTCCTATCTTCGCCGTACCGCCTGTTGTCCTTGTGTTACTATGCGAACCGGCACCACACTGCATTTGGCTATCCCGTCTTCCGTATTTGGCGTAGAAAAGGTTGGCGATATCGTTGTGCATCAGACCATCTATCTGCTGCATGCCGCGTATGGCGGAATAATAATGGAAATCCGTCCATGTCATACTTGATGCTGTCGAACCTCCTGTAATACATGCACGAAGCTTTTCGCCTACAACCGAACTTCCTACTACAGCACACAGATACGGTTCCACTTCAACCCATTCAGGCTCTATGTCTTCTATCTTGTCCGAGTTGCTCAACACAACCATATCAAACTCTGCAGTCTTCTGAATTGTGAAGTTAATCGATACGGCACTTTCTGGAATATCCTTTACCAAATACATGCCAGCTACAAACTTTGAGCCAAGCGTACTTACAACCACGCTCTCCACCACGTTTCCTGACGAGTCCGTAAATACAGCCCCCATCAAGTTCGTTCCTGGAACACTCGGGAAACGTACCTTCTTGTAACCGCTCACGCCAACTCTGCATACTGCATAGTTGCTGTCTGCCGTGTAACTCGACGATAGCGTATCCTTACCGCACATCACTTTATAGTTGTTTCTGTAGTCACCAGCATCCTTGATGTCATCAAGAGTAATGACTGTCACATCCGGCTTTCTCGGCATTCGGTCGTTGCTGCTCCAGCAGGCATAGTGCTTTCCGTTCAGATAGTCGTTCACACCTTTTATCCATCGATGGGGCTCATACATCATCCAGTCACCTTCAGTGCCGTCCAGCTTGGCCTCCGAGCAGTTCTTCAGTTCCTGCGCATCTGCGTAGTAGTTGCTGTTGTCGGCATGTAGTGGATAGATGGTCATCTCTCCATCACCATTGTTCTGAATGGTGTCAACACCTGCGTGTTTGATGTTTCTTTGAGTTGGTTTCTTCGTGATTTTGGCCAGACAGCGGTATCTTTTCTTCAGTATCGCAAGTACATGACCACTCGGCTGATAGTCCGTGCCGAACTTGTAGCCCGTCCCGTTGTCCAGGTTGCTCACGTTGGCGTCGTCGCTCACCGTGTCGTCAAACTCCAGCATCGAGTAGTCGGGCTGCAGGATCGTCAGCTCCGGGTATCTCGCTTGCATGGCGGCATAGTCCTCGTCGTCCATGTAGCTCGTCAGCTGCACCGTGCCAACAAGGGCACAGTAATCTACCGCATTTCCGCTCGCGTCCACGCCCTTCAGGTTCTTGTAGCGGTTCAGCAGGGTCCCGTCGTCTTCCACGCTGATACCCTCGATGCGCACACGCTCCACGTTCACGCACTTGCTGATCATCGACTGCCAGCTGATGTTCGGACAGCCGGCATAGCGCAGCGTCTTCACCGTCCGCCAGTTCTGCAGCGTCAGGCCGCTCTCCCTCAGGTCGGGCAGGTACTCCAGTCTCAGCGTCTGGATGTTGCTGCCCAGTTTAGCGGTCGTCAGCGGACAGCCCTGGGCAAACAGCACCGCCTGGACGTTCACGCCGCGAGCGTCCAGCGTCGTCAGTCGCGTCTGGTTCCTGAAGTCCAGCTCCGTGCTGCTCAGCGTGCCGGTCTTCGCGCTGCCCTGACCGTAGAGGTTCACATTCTCCAACTGACGGCACTGGTCAAGCACCAGGCACCAGCCGCTGCTCCCGCTCCCGCTTGTCTGCAGGTCAAGCACCCTCAGCACCTTGCACTTGTTCAGGTTCAGGTCGCCTGTCAGGTTGTTGGCCGCTCCCTCCATATTCAACTCGGCAATGCGGCTCGCGCCGTAGATTCTTATCGGGTCGTTCACAGTGAAGGCGTTCTCGAACACCAGCGTCACCGTGCCGCCTTTCTTGGCCTCCTCGCTCGGCTGCAGGTGGGGGGCGTTGTTCGTGCCGTAGCCGAAGTAGTAGAGTTCGCTCGCCTTCACCACGATGGTGTTGGCCGCCTCCGTCGCCTGGCGGCTCATATACATGTCTATGTTGTCAGAGAGATAGTTGCCCGTCTCATACTTCGCGTCGAGCAGGGCGAAGCGGTTCTGGATGAACCAGTGGCGGAATGCCTGCTTGTCACCCTTCAGGGCGTAGATATACGGGTACTTCACGATGCCGGTCTTCGTCGGCACACCCTCCGTCTGGGGCTTGATATACTTGATCTCGCCGCTCTTGTTGTAAACGCGTCCGCACCAGTTGCCCTGCTGCTCCTCATCAAACATCTGGTTCACCTGTTCCTCGGTCAGCTTCTCTCTCATCGTCGTGGCCATCGCCTTGATCTCATCCTTGAAGTTGGCCAGTACCAGGCACCACAGCCACGAGTCGTGGCCCTCAAAGGCGTATTTGTTCTTGTCGCTGTCCCACGTCTCTCGCGTCACGTTGTACAGGTATGCCAGCATCGAGTCGTTGCGGTCGCCTATCTGGGTGTCGCCGTCGTAATACAGCAGATACCACACCAGCGCATCCCACGTCGCGGCTATCATGTTCTTCGCCCGCTGGTCCACGTTGGCGAAGTAGTCCGTGAACAGCCACCAGCACAGCAGGAAGTTCAGGTTCAGGTACTGGCTCACCTCCGTCTTGAACTTGCTCGATACAAACGTGCTCACATCGCTCGGTGTCGAGTCTGCCGGCACACAGTCCCTGATCCAGCCCCACAGACGCTTGAAGGCGTTTTTCTTCGCCGTCGGCGCATTGGCCCACTTCGTGTCCTCACCACCCGTCTTCGCCGGGTAGTTAAACTCCAGGGCGTTGTCAAACTCTGCCGCTGCCTGCGCGTCCAGGTCGCTCTGTCCCTGAAACAGGCACAGTGGCTGCGTGTTGTTCAGAAACTCGAAGGCGATGGGCTCCGTCGGCGTGAAGCCGTCCACGCCTTCCATGCCGATGATGGCCTGCCAGTCGCTCTTGTCGTGATTCAGGTTGTACTGTCCGTAGTAGGTCGGCGTGTCCTCCAGGCTCTCTGCCGAGAACACGTCGATAGGGAAACCGTCCACGGCTGTACGCACGTTGCTGTCCACCTGCTGAGGCGGGGTCAGGAACCCCAGCGACTTCATCAGGTTGTTCCACAGTTTCGCGCCGCCGGTGTTCTGAGCCATTGACGAGTCTGAGTAGTCGGCCTTGGCGCACAGGATCTTCACTTTCTTCTGTCCTACGCGCAGGGCTATCTTCAGTTCCGTCTGCTTCACGCCGTTGATATACATCTCCGGATTCTCTCCCTTCGCGCAGTAGATGCGGTAGTTCTTCGTCGGGTATTTCGTCGAGCTCGTGCCCTGAATTCGTATATATACGTTCTTCAGGTAGATATACCGGCCGTCTGGGAGCCACAGGTGCACGTCGGCAAGGAAGTCGGTCTTCTTGTTGTTCTCGGCGTTCACAGGGTCAAGTCCGCCCTGGCGCACCACGAGCATGATGCCCTTGCCCTTGTTCCTCAGTTTCTGAAAGTCTATGCTCTTGCCGTCCTCGCCCAGCACGTCGTTCTCTTCAAACAGGGCGGCCATCTCGTCCAGTGTCTGGCGGTTCACGATGTGGTTGTCCATCTCCTCGTCGTCGCTCAGCGCACGGTCATACACATGCACCGTCCTCACCTCTACGTCCGCACCTGTGCTGTCCAGCGTGATTCCCTTCGGCGTGTCCTGCATGAAGTTGTCGCTGTCACCGTATATGTCGGCAGCGCAGCGCGTACCGTTCACGTAGAGTTCCATCAGACGCCCTTCCGAGCGTTTGCCGATCACGAAAGCAATCTTCACCCACATATCCTGACCGTACTGGCGGCCAACGCCCACGGGCTGGGTGGTCTTGTTCCCGTCCTCGTCCTCCACCTCTTTCGTCGAGCCGGTGTACATCATGGCCTTCTCTGCCGTGATCTGGAAACCTTTCACTCCGTCCAGGCAACTCACCACGTCACTCTCCTTGTCCGTGATGTTGCTCACCTTCAGCTCCACCTCAACCGTGCGGCCCGTCGTGGCGGCATCCTGCGTGAAGGGCTTGAAGTCGATGTAGGCTTTCGCGCCGTTCATCAGCTTCAGCGACTCGCCGGTCCACCCGCTCGTCTGCCAGTCCACGTTCTCGAAGGTGGTCTTCACCTCGCCGTGCTCCCAGTGCGCGGGGTCGCTCTCGCCGTTGCTCCTGCCGGCGGCACTCAGCTTCAGCCGCAGGTCAAGGGTTGCTTCCTCCACGTCGATGCTGCTCTTGCTTACGTCGATATAGAACGGGTATTCCGTCGCGCCGCTCACCAGTTTCATGGTCTGTGCGCCCTGCTCCGTGAAGCGGTTGGCGTAGGTCTGGGTGCTGCGGGGAACCGACACGTCCTGCACCTTCTCCCCGTTCTGCCACACACTCATCGGGGCAGGGGTAACGCCTGCGTCATACACGGCATACTCGAAGGTCAGCTGCTCATACTGTCCGGCTGCCAAACGTGGGGTGCGGTGACCTGTCGTGAAGATGCGTCCGTCCTGGAACGTGTGCTTCGTGCCGATCAGCGGGGCACTGCTGCCAGCCTTGAAGATGTCCATGTAGATGCTCTCGCTCCTCAGCGTCAGGTCGGCACTGGCTTCCATCTCGGCCACCATCTGCACCGTGTGACGGCCTATGGTCAGTCCGCTCATCGGTATCGTGAAACTGCCGTTGGTCGTGCCGCTCCTGGTCACGGTGGCCGTCTCATACTGACTGCCGTCCACATACAGGGTGACGACCTTCGTGCCGGTGCCTTGCACAGTGTAGGGAATGACCGCGCTTTCCGTCGATCCGTAGCCGCCGGTGCTGATGCCGCTGCTCAGGCTGTAGCTGCTCTGCAGGCTCAGGTTCACCACCTTCACGTTCGCATACGCCTGCTTCGTCTGGGTCTTGCCGGTCGTCGGGTCGGTGGTCGTCGCCTTCACATAGATGTCCGTCGTACCCACCTGCAGGTATTTGCTCACATCCAGCGTGTAGGTGCCCTTGCTAACCTCTTCGAGGGTCTCGTTGTAGGCTTGTATCGAGCCGCGAAGCACACGGACCTCCACGGTGGCTTTCTGGCCGGTGGTCTGGCCTGCGTCGTCACCACCCACATACTGGTGGTCATAACTCCATGTCAGCACACAGTTCCCGCCTTCCTTGATGATGCCCTGGCTCACGCTTGCGCCCAGCACAATCTTGGCGGTCTGTGTTTCTCCGCCGCCACCGCTACCGACGGCTGCCAGCGTAAACTGGGTAATGGCCGCGCCGCTCTTGTTCTTCAGCGTCACCGTCTGGGTGCCGTCGTCACCTTCCTCCACGTCGCTGTCAAACAGGGTCGCGCTCTCTATCTCGTTGAACTTGCCGGCTACGGCGCGGTTCTCCACCGGGTTCGTGCTCTGGGCATCCAGGCTCGCGTCAACAGTCACCTCGTCCACCGTCAGGTCTATGTTGCCCTGGGCGTCGGGGGTCTTCTTCTGACCGTTCAGCGTCACGCTCTTCACCGTGCCGCCACCGCCGAAGTCGTCCCAGCTGCTCTCGCTCTCCCAACTGCTCAGACTGCTACCCACAAACTGCTTAGTCTGCCACTTGCCCTGGCTCACCTCGAAGGTCACACATGCGCCTTTCATGCGCTTCTTCTCCTCCACGGCTTTGATGGCGGTGGCAAGGGTGTAAAAGCCATTGTCCAGCGGATAGGTCTCGGTCACGTTGATGGTGTTGCCGCCACCGGTGCCGCTGGCTTCCACAAGGGCATCCTCTTCCTCGCTCCAGGCATATAGCGTATCGCCAAGCAGGTAGAGTTTGTCCTTCCTGACGCTCATCGGGTCGGCAGCAAGGTCGTTGTACATCTCATAGCCTTTCCATGACATGCTGTAGTTCGTCCCATTCTTGCCGACAAACAGTTTCTTCGCCGTCACGTAGTAGATGGCATCCACACTGGTGAAGCTCTGCTCCGCCAGCGTCACGTCATCCAATATGCCGGCAAAACGGGCAGTGGCACCGTTCCGGGCCAACACTGCCACGTCCTCATATTGTTCCACCACGGCTTCGGCTGCTTGCGTGGCTTGCTCCGTCGCTTCTTTCGCATCCGTGGCCGCTTGTGCCGCTGTCTGCGCCGCCTGCGCCTTCGCGTCGGCATTGTCGGCTGCGGTGTTGGCGGTACTGGCTGCTCCTTCTGCCGCTGCTTTCGCTGCCAGTGCCTGCGATGCTGCATCGGTCGCAGGCTTGCCCAGCAGACTGACTGGGGCTGTGACAAGTGTAGTACCGCGCATGGCCGGCAGCGTATTGATGCCGTCAAGCGACGACACCTGCTCCAGTTCAGTCACGTCCTGGCTCTCGGATTTAATCTGAGTGATTATCTCCTGCTTCAGTTCTTGTTTCTCTTGATCTGTCATGATTAATCCTCCTTATTGTTCTGGTTCAACTGCTCGTGAAGCCCGTCGATAGCGGGACCCGTGCCAAGACGCTCCACTATACCACATAGCGTACGGACTTCCTCATCTGTGTACTCTGTGGCACCCTGGCTCTCATACACTTTATGGGCAAGCGAATGACCACGCATTCCTACAGTATTGCGATATATGAGGTCTGCAATACCTTCACGGGCATCTACCGTCGTTTTTTGCCTGTGGGCGATGCCGTCCCACATCTCAAATTGCTGAAAATTGATTTTTGCCATTGCTGTGTGTTTTTAGTTGTTGTTCGTATATCCTGCACACCAGAGTTTGTTCACTCTGTCCCAGACGAGAATCACAAAACATCCAGAATTTACAGTCCAAGACTGTTTCCTGTTTGTTCGCCCGTCATTGATATTATGGCTGGAGTCGCCAACCTGTAGGGTATAACTGCCCGAAGACATCTGCTTGAACATATAAATCTGACCTTCTTTCGGGTTAGCAGGAAGGGTCAGGGTAATATTCTCGCTGCCTACTGTCAGTATCACGCCGTCATAGTCGCTCAGCGTCTGGTTCTTGCTTACTCGACGGGTGCGAAGACGGAAACCGCAAATGTCACCGTCGGCAATATACAGGGCATGATTGCCGGTGAAGGGCATGTCATCCCAACTTTTTGCACCAGTCGCGCTGATATGGATTCCTATATTTGAGTATATTTTGATACCGTCATCACCATCGTCACGCTCCACGCTAACACGCATCGGGCACGACCAAGAGCCGCCGGAAGATGGGGGGACGGTATCGGCTCCTATATAGACACTATTGTTCGTGCCGTTAGTGTCTGTGAAACGCAACAGATCGCTGCTAAGATACATTTCACTGCCATCGTAGTCTTGCGATACCAGAGAATAAGAACTTATGGCGAAACCGCCTATCGTTCCACTGCTGGCATTGATTTCTCCTGTGAACTTACCATTCACAGCCTCGATGCTGCCGTCTTCCTTAATCTTGAAATTCTGGTTCGCTGTCACCAGTCCCTCCAGTTTGATGTTGTCGGCGGTCAGTTTAATCACCGTCCGTGTCTGTTCCTGGCCCTGCTCGTCGGTGTAACTTTCCTCCACGCCCACACCTATCAGAGCCAGTTTTCCGTCGGGTCCCTGGGCATAGATGCCGGTGCCGGTGGCTTTCACCATGATGCCGCTCTCGGCAAGCACGTTGCCGTTCTGGTCGAAGTTCTGCGCGGCTATCTTCACCAGCTTCTCACTCTGCTCGAACAGCGTCCGGTACTTATACGTCAGGCTCTCAATCTTGTCTGTGCTCAGTATGAGCATATACAGGTAGATGTCGCCAGTGAAACTCAGTTTGAAGTCGCCTGTGCCGTTCCACAGCCCGTTGCAGGTGTACTGCTTGTAGCCGTCGGTCACTGCCAGTTCTTCCTCCACGTCCATAGAGTTGAAGTTCTCGAAGCCAGCCTTGTCAACACCCTCGAAACGCACCTTCAGCGTGCCAGCCTCCGCGCAGCGGTACAGGAAACTCAGATATACCGGCTTCGCCTCCTTCTGTCCCGTCGTCGGGTTCGTCTCCATCGTCGGCTTGCTGCGCAGGTTCGCGTTCTTCTGGGTGATATACTTGTTCTTGATCCTGACCACCACACGACCGTCGTCTTTCGTCACGCTCGCGCCGTCGCCTTTCTTGGTCAGCACGTTCTCGTTGGCCCAGATCCATTTGTTACCAACAAGCCAGAACACTGTCTCGTTCTCCGTCAGCCACTTGCTCAGTCCCTCGTCAAAACTGGGGTTGTTCAGGTAGCCTCTGTCAACGGCAAAGTCCTGGCGCAGCGCACTCACGCTACTTGCTATCTTGCCCTCAGTTATCTCAAACTTTGTCTTGATGTCTTCGCCCGTTACCAACAGGAACGTGCCGCGCAGGTAGGCGTTGTCGCTGTACAGGCCGTTGCCGTGGGGCTGGTTGTCTGCCGGGAACCAGTCATCCTTGATGCCGTCCAGGTTGCCCAGACGCGCACGCAGGCAGTCAGTGAAGTTCTTCGCCTTCACACCGTCCATCACGTCTATGCGAGGCTGGCCGTCCTCGGTGGCTGATATAAGTATCAGGTTCTGGCGCAGCGCGTTCTCGGTGTTGCCCATCAGCACCACCTCGTCGGCTTCAGCCGGAAGACTGGCGTCAAACTCACTCGTTTCTACCAGTACCGAATTGCCGTCAACTGCAGCCACCTCCACCCAGTACGATTTCAGGTTGCCGCCCGTGAAGGTCTGGCAGCGCATCAGGTCGTGTGCCTGGAAGGTATTCTCTTGCTCGAAGGTGATCTTGTAGTAGCCGTCCACCTCCTCAACGGTCTTTATTTTTCCATTGGCGGCACTCACCACAATCTGACCGCCAACGCTACGGATCTTCTCTACCAGCAGTTCAAACACGGTCATCACCTGGCGCACCGTCAGTTTGTCAATGGTAAGGTTCGCCAGTTCCTGCTCGTCTATCCACAACTGCCACCCTTCACCGCCAAAGCCGTCCACGAACCTCGCGCTGCGCAGCAGTTGGCGCACCACCAGCGTCAGCAGTTCGGCATTGCCCTGACCGTCGATATGGCCGCCTCGTGAACCGGCTTCAAAGTCGCCAGCCTCGATGCCCTCGTCGAAGATGATCTTCTTCTTGGCCCTGTCTGCCGTGTTCTTGCTCAGGAACTCCTTGTGCGTCCGCCGCGCGCTGTAGATGTTGTTGTCCGTCGGCTTTGTCTCGTCCCAACTCCTGATTAGGTCGGGGACGTTCACCGCACCCAGTATGCTGCCGGCATAACTCTTCGCGTCGCTGATGGCATCGTCTATCTTATCCAGTGTTCCGCTACTCAGTGCGTCGCTAATCTCCAAGTCCATCTGGCTTGGTAGGTTCACGCTCCGGCTTATGCGTGTGATTCGGCTCTCTCTGTAGCCCAGCCTCGGAAAATACTCCTGACTCTTCAGGCGCACACGTCGCCCGACCTCCAGTTCCGTGCCGGTGTCCTCTATCCACACATGGTCGGTCGGCGCCTTGTAGCGGCTCACGTCCTGGGTGTGCTTGCGGTTGTATTCCTCCACAGCGCTCTGGAACTCGGTCTCGGCAAGCGTGTAATACTCGTCCGGCATCCGGATGTTCCACAGGATATACTTGTCACCGGGCTTCGGTACCAGCGTGCCGCCGGGCAACTGCCGGTCGTCATCGTAGGGCCATATCGTGATGATTTCAAACTCCCGCGTCTCGCTGTCGAAGTTCACCTCAAAGTAGTGGTCATTGTCCGTCCCCAGTCCGGCAAGTTCTGAGCCCTCCTGAAAACTCACGTGTTTCACCAGACCGCCTATCTCGTAGGCGTTCGGGTCAAACGTCAGGCCGTTGTCCTTGAAGTAGTAGATGGTATAAGGCATGCCGTCGCTGTCCTGCACCTCTCTCGAGCGCACGCTGCTTACCACACCTACGCGTCGGGGATAGATGCTGCTGAAGGCTTCCTGCTCATAGTGGTGTATGACACCGTATTTCTGCACAAGGTCGCCCATGTCCACATACTTCGCACCGCCGGGCAACTGCAGTCGGCTTGCGCCATAGCGCTCCCTGTCGATGTTCCGGCTGCTGCCTATCGGGAACAGCCGCGTGTAGAACTTCACGTTGTCTGCCTTGTCCTGCTCCAGGCTGGTCAGCCCCTCGCCGTAGCCAAGCACAACCGCGCTGCCCCACTCACAGCGGCTCAGGTTCAGCGTCTCGCCGTCAAACCACCATTCCACGCCCACCGTCTCGGCAAGTTCTTTCAGGGCTTCATCGCAGTATTTGCCTTCGTAGTTGATCACCACGTTATCGGTGCCTTCCACGCTGCCCACCTTGAAGTTCGTCGTCTGGTCCATGCCGTCGTTGATGCACTTCACTATCAGGCGCACATGATCCACGGGACGGGCGGTCAGCGTGAACACGGCCTCGTTATCGCCGTCCGTGTTGTTCAGCACCAGGAAACGCTTGATAAGGCTCTCAATACCGTACAGCTTCAGACTGTACTCCCATTCCACGCTGCTCTTCTCTGCAGGCTCGTATTTCTCCACGGCCCAGTAACGCTCACGGCCGAAGTCCACGTAGTCATTCACGTCGATGGCCACATGCTCATACAGCGTGAAGCCCAGGCTCAGCACATTGTCTGCCTGAACCTCCTTGTCCTGCGTACTGCTGTCGTTGGCTTGCAGTTCCGCTTTCTCATTGCCGTACTGGTCATATAGTGTTAGAAGCATATTCTAATGGCGTTTTAATATCGTTTATATAATGGGTTCGGGTTCCTTGAACGTCACCTTGTAACGTCCTGCCTGCACACCCTCTTTCCACAGGTAGGTCAAGTTCCGGAACTGGGTGCTCGAAGAATAATACATGCGCAGCGTCAGTCCAAGGGAGGGGAAACGCACGTTTAGCCAGCCGTTCTCGCCCGTCTTCAGGAACTGGATGAATGCCTGGTACTTCTGCAGCCACTCCGTCCTTGTCTGCGCATATTGGGCAAAGTGAAGCGTCACCTCACGCTCCTGGTTCGCCACCGTCAGCGTCCGGGAGTATTTCTTGCCGTTAGCCTCCCTGATGTCAACACCTACGTGCGTCTTCGTCTTGCTCGGCGCGAGGATGGCGTTCAGGTTTTCCCGACCGCCTTTCTTCTCCTCTGTCAGGAACACGCCGTACTCCTGCCAGATGTCGGTGCCGTTTATTAGCACCTGTCCTGATAGTATATGTGCCATAGTCTATTTCACTTTCAGTCCGTCACGTATCATTTTCTTGATGTCTTCCTTGATCTCACCCAGCGACTGAGCGCTGCTGCCCGTGTTCGTCGCTATCTGGCGCAGGTGGTCGCCTGCCTCGTCCATCTGACGGGTCACGTCGGTCAGTTTGTCGTCCATGCTCGCCCAGTGCATCTGACCGCTTACGAACAGTCCCTCCAATTTGCCTGCCTGGTCCTGGCTCATCGTCGTGAAGGCTCCGGCCTTGCCGCTCTGAGTGACACCGCTGTTTTCCTCCGAGGCTTTCACAATGCCCTCCGTCCTCAGGGTCTCAATGTCGCGCTTCGCACTCTCCACATAGCCATCATACTCGGCTTTTAGGGCATCCAGACGCTTCCTGTATTCCTCGTCGGTAATCTCGCCGTTTGTACGGGCTTCGTTCAGTTTCGCCAGATTCTCATACCACTCCTCCAAGTTCTTCTGGAATTTCGCACCCACGAGGTTGTTCACCGCCATGCGATTCACCATTTTCTGCCAGTTGTCCGCGATATTGTCCATCACTTCCTCGCTGCCGTCGGCAAGGTCATAGAGGGAACCGAGAAAGTCGTCAAAGACATTCTCCTTCGTCGTAGTCGTCAGGTTCTCATACAGGGCATCGGTAATCTCCTGCAGTTTGCCGGCTTGGTCAATGTAGGCGTTCAGTTTTTCCTGGACTGATTCGCCGTAGGGTCCTTTGCCTGTGTCGGCTATCAGTTTCCACATGTCAACATTGCTGCGCAACATCTTCATCTCCTCCGGACTCAGATCCCACAGGTCACCGCTCCACTGCCGGCCTATCTGACCGCTCAGACGCGCAATCTGCTCCTCGCTGAAACCATCCCAGTAGTAGTTCCAACTGTGGTGCGCACCGTGATAGCCGGCTTGCGCCTGGGCAATGCTCTTATAGTTGGCGTTGGTCTCTTCTTGTAGCTGCCGGGCGCGCGTTGAGGCATCAATGGCTCTCGCACCACGCGCGCTCTTCATCTCGTCAGTCAGGTCTTCGATGGCTTGCTCCAGCAGTTCGTTTCGCTTCGTCAGCCTGTCTATCGTCGCCGCCACCTCTGCCGCATTCGAGTTCGTGAACCAGTCGCTCACGCTGCTGCTCAGGGCACCGAAGGTCAGGATATTGCCTATCCTTCCAATCACACCGTCCAGCAGACCGCCCACACCGTTCACCACGATACTCTCCAGCACCTTGAAAAGGTTCTCTGGCAAGTCGAAGATAGCGTCTATCAGATTGCCCACGGCATCCAATATGCTCACCACAAGGTCATCTATCCAGCGCAGACTGATCAACTCTGTCAAAGCGTCGAGAATGCCGGTCACGAAATTCTTGATCGCACCCGCCAAGTCCAATATAAGTTTCGGGATCTGCGCAACAATACCGATAATGCTGCCAAGGCCGCTGCCAAGAAAACCTTCTATGCCGCTGCCGATGCTGCCCAGCGTACTGCCAATGGTGCTGCTCAGTGTCGTGCCTATCGTCTTCGCCATGCCGTCGCCCATCTTGGGAAGCAGACTGTCAAGCGTACCCTTCAACTGGTCAATGCCGCCAACGGCATTCTGGACGTTGCCGAAACCCTCGGCTCCTGACCAGCCCTTGGCATTGCTCAGGGCGGTCGTCAGTCCGCTCGTGAAGTTCGCCACCTCTTCGCTCGTCCGGTTCAAGGCGTTGCCGAACTGCTCCATGTCTTCACGGGCCTGCGCTGTCGCGTCACCAAGACGTTGCGCTTCATCCTCCAGCTTCTTATACTCATCCGGCGTTAGTTCGCCGGCATCCAACTTCTTCTTGCCCTCATTACGGGCGCGAACGGCGGCGTCCTCTGCCTTCTTTGCTTCGTCATATCGGGCTACGGCCTGCGTGAAGTCCTTGATGGCTTTATCAAGGCTCTGCCATGTCACACTCTGGTCCGTACCTACATACTTGCGCATCTCCTGAATCAGATCCGTCACCTTCTGCTGGGTCTCAGCGTCGGCATTCCTGTACTCGTCTGTCTTCACCCATGCCTGCAGCTGCTCCATCATCGGTGTCATCATTTCCTTCGTCAGGTCACCCACACCGCTAAACAGCGCGTGCCAGTCAATGCCGCGAGATATGTTTTCAAAGGACAGGCTCGCTTCTTTCTGGAGTCTTTCCTTATTCAGTTTCTTCTTTTGCCATTGCTTCGTGGCTTCATCTGCTTTTGAGGCTTCAACCTCAGCGATCTTCTGAGCATAATCTTCCGCAATGGCAAGTTTCTGCTGTTGGAAGCTGCCATATTCCTTCAGATAATCCACCATGGCATCAACTTCTGCTTTGCGACGGATGCGTTCTTGCTCAGCTTCTTCTTTGTCGATTTCTGCTTCACCAGCCTTTAACTTGGACTGTACCAATTTTCTGGCAGAATCGAGTGCGTCAGTCTGATCCTTGCTCAGCTCACCTTTCTGAGCCTTGCGCCACTCTTTTTCATGCGCAGCAAGTTCTGCCATTTCTTTGTCATAGTCAAGACGCAACTGGGCACGTTTCTTTTCTGCACCTTCTGCCATCTGGTCAATCTCTGCCTGACGGTTCTTTGCCTGTAAGGATGACAGTTCTGAAGCACGTCTTTCTTCTTCTTTCTTGATGTTTGCTGAAGGTCCTAAAGGTCCGTTCTTCTTTGGGGCAGAATGACCACCGATATTATTGTCTTTTCCTATGCTTGCTGCTTCATCTATGAGTTTTGCTGCATCAGCAAGATAATCATCCCTCTTTTTCTCTAACTCTTTTGTCCTCTTATTGTACTGCTCTTGGTTGTAATTGTCTATAGCACTCTGGGCATCATAAGTACCGTTTGATTCAGATTGTGCCATATACAATCCCATTTTTGCGAACCAGCCCATATCGGTGTCCGCATTGCCTGGTTTCGTAGCCTTGTGTTTGTTGAGTTCTTCATCTGCTTCCACAGCTTTGTTTACCAACGCCTGAGCCTTTGCCTGAAGGAAAAGCATCTGGATGTACTGCTGAGCTTTCTGTGTAAGGACATCATACCATTGGGCTACGCTGTAATAATAGCCGAAAGCCTCTCCATATTTACGATTCAGTTCCTCACACTTCTGCTTTTCTTCTTCCTTTGAACCTGTGAAATTCTTCAGGCTTTCGCGGCTACGATCGATCTCAAACTTTGTCTTGATCATTTCTGCACGGCCCTGCGATTCTATCTCGACACGCTCCTGGGCTTTCCGTGCAGCCTCTTCCTGTGCGTCGGACAGCTTGTTCCATGCTACGATAAGCCCGGTAATGACGACGGACAGGCCGAGCGTCAGCGTGGCCATGAGTGCAGTCGCCGCCGCATTGGAGATACCCAGCGAGGTGGCGAGGCGGTAGTTGGCTGCCGTCAGCAGGTTCTTTACCTTCGTTACCGTTACAAGCCGGAAGGCGCTGTCCTTGTTCAGGGCATTGAAAACCTGCTGAAGCCCCATAGTGATAGCCATCACGCTCTGTACACGAGCTTGTATTTTCATCAGGTTTTCATTCTCCCCAGCGAACAGGGACATGACGCCCGTGGCTGTGGTGAACGCTCCGGACAGGCCGTTTACACCCGATATGAAGCCCTGCAGGTTCGCGTCGTCATTGGCGAGGATATTGGTCTGGGCACGCAAATCGCCGAGGGTGTCGGACAACTGTGCGGCCTTCTGTGCCATCTGCCGGTACTCCTCGGTGTTCTGCTCGCCGTTCAGGCGCATGCGTGCCATGTCGTTCTGCAACTCGCGCAACTGGCGCGACAGGCGTTTGTTGCTCTCCCTGTTGCTCTCCTGCTCCTCGGTCAGCGAGGCGAGGATGTTCTTGTCCTCCTGCAGGGCTTTCTTGGCGGCGTTCAATTCCGCCAGCGCCGCACCCTGCGCATTGCCGGGCGCAGCCTGCTCGTAGGCCTTCTGCAAAGCGCGCACATCTGCCTCCACCTGCTTGACCACGGCCTTCTGCTCCCGTATCTTGTCGGTAAGGCTCTTATTCGCCGCTGCTGCCTGCTCCTCTGAAATGCTTATCTCGCGGTATTCCTGCTCCAGTTGCGCCACACCCTGCTTGGCCTGCTGGTGTTCCTTCTCCAGTTGCTGCAGCGCGCCCGTCTCCTCTGCGAGGACTTTCTTGCAGGCACTTATCTCCGCCAGCAGTTCCTGCTGACCGGCACCGGGCTTCATCGTCTGCAGTTTCCGCTGCATCCTGTCCAGGTCGGAGTTCACGCCGTCGATGACCTTCCGCTGCTCCTCGATCTTGGTGTTGATGATGAGGGAGGCACGGCGGGCGGCACCCAGCAGCTCCTCGACACTCATCTTGCTTTTGTCGAGGCCGGCGGTCAGGTTGTCGCGCATCAGGAATTCTATCTCTACTGGTTTCATTTGCTTACTCGTGTTTGGTGCCTTGCGACTCGGTCGCAAGGTGTGTTATGCTTTCAATTGGCTCTGGAAAAAGCCTACAATATCTGAGGCTTCGTCCTCGGCACTCTGGTTCTCTTTCTTTGTCTTCACATCCACATAGCGCGGTGCGTCGGCAAGCATCATGATCAGCGTCTGGTAGTTTACACCATTCAGAATGTAGTCAACACTCCAGCCTGTCGCACTCGCTATAGACCATATAAAACCGAAAGGGCTATGGGAGCCTTCCCAACGGCTCTTTAACTCCCCTTCTTTTTGCGGCTCAGTCTCAGCTTCATCGGATTCGACATCTCTGCTGATCTGATAATAGGCGTAAAAGACTCCGTACCCATCAGGGTCACGAACTTCTCAAAAGCGGCCTTCTGGTACTCCCACTTCATCCATCGGCGGACAAACCATGACAATACACATGTCGGCAACCACCAATGGGGCATCGTCAGGGCAATCATACGGCTCAACTTCTTGCCGTGTTTCGCCAGGAACTGCATCTGACCGTCATAGTCCAATGCCTTGAACTCTTCCAGCGTCATGCCTACACTCAGCCATGTCCGCGCTATCTGTATCTGTCGGGCCATCGTCGGGCGCTTCATCGTAAGCCTCAGGTGCAGCGGTTCCTTCCGAAACGGCACCTTAAAATCCTTGAGAGGGAGGGAAACACCCACATTTAGCAAGGCTTCCGCTCCCTCTCTCTGGATTTCTTGGATGATATGTGCGTCCATCAGCCTTCAGAAGGGGTGTTGTTGATTTCGTATGGAGCACCACCATCGGCAGGCTTGTTCACCTTCAGCTGGCACTCTACCTTCGACACCTCGGTCAAGGTCAACTTGCCGCCAAGGTTCGCCAGTATAGTACCGTTCGGAATAGTCATCGTCTGACCGCTCACGAAGTCGATGGTCCACTTGCCGCTCTTCTCCACAAGACTCGTCGGGGCTTTCCAGCCAGTATAGTTGCCCTCGCTGCCTACCAACTCGCCACCAAGCACGTTGTGCAGGTTCTCGTAGTCCAACTGGATAAGGTTGAACGTCGGGCTGATCTGACCGTTCTTCTGTACCAAGGTCAGTACCGGGGCATCGGGCACCTGTTCGGCTTCCACGTCTATTGTCTCAGGCTTTGTGCCGCCCCAGTCCCAACTGCCTTTCTCAATGTAACCGATCACTGCGGTTCCAAACTTCACGGCTGCTATGCCGTAGATAAAATTCTTGTTCATTTTTTCAGTTTTATAAAGATGATGATTGTTGCTAATATACCGGACAATAGTCCGTAAAAAAACCATTTCAATGCCGTTCCAATGGCATTAGGGGGCTTTTCCTTCACATCCTCCAGTTCATGCGACGTGGCTGCCAAGCGGTTTTGCATCTCGTTCAGGCGCTCATCGTACTGGCTGTGAAGGTTCCGTATCTGGCGCTCGTAACGCTCGCACTGCAGCTGCAGACTGTCGCACGAGGCATACACATAGATGTACTCGGGCTCGGTGGCAGTAGCTGCCTTGCGTGATACCTTCACGCTCGCCTGACCGCTGCGCTCTGAATAGCTTGCTCCGGCAGGGAGGCTACGGAGGCTGTCCGTCGCTATCGTCAGCGTCACCGCCGACATCGGAACCTTCACCGGCTCCGTCCGGATTTCCACCAGTTCGATTACGCTGTCTATAGCCAGGCGAATCACGCTGTCCGTGCGGATGGTTTCCGACAACTGCTCTTCCTTTGCCTTCGTCACGCTCTTTCGATGTGCGGCGCATCCTGTCAAGAACAGGACACTCAGAACTATAGCGGCAACTGTTGGCATCGTCAATAGCTTTCCTGAGCCGGGCCATCTCGCGTTTCGTCGAGCCAAGGTCTTTCCGTGTCTCATTCAACTCTTGTTTTAAGGGTTCTACAATGTTCTCAACCAATATACGGGTGGCTTGCTCAGTATTTGTTATCTTCACCGTGTCGCTTTCGGCCAGAGCCTTCTCTGCCTCCGCACGCGCCTTCTTCAAGGCACTCCGGATGGTCACGATGGAGATAATGGCACCGACCAGGCTACCGCCTAATATCACGTTGAGGATTTGACTGAGGTCCATTTCCATATATCAACTATTGATTGATTCCTATTTCTTTGAGCCACTTCTGAACGTCGAAACTCGGACAGGCCTTGTTAGCGACCTCCCTGTGGCCGATGATCTTCACTTTCGGGAAACGTTTGTGGAAGTCCAGCACATAGGCTTTCAATGCCGCTTTCTGTGCCGCAGTCCGGGTGTCTTTCGGAGTCTGACCGTCAACGGCCAGACCTCCGACATACACCACGTGGCGGCTGATGGCATTGTAGCCCACTGCTCCGTTGGTGATTTCCCAAGGGTCCACTAAGGCATCCTCGTTGTTCTTCACCAGACGCTCCACCTTGCCGTCCAGATGAATCATATCTGTGTAACCCACCTGCTTCCAGCCACGACCACCCTTCGACACAGGGTCTGTGTGCCAGTGGCGAATCTCACTGGATTTCACTTCACGGCCTTCGCGCGTGGCTGTGCAGTGGATTACAAGATATTTCAAGGGTTTAGCGCTCATTGCTCCTTGGTGTCCCCATCGTTGGTTTCAGGAACTTGGTCACCCTCTGTGGATTCCCCTTTGTCAGTACCAGTGGCAGGTTCCTTTGTTTCCTTTTTGGCAGTCTTCGCTGCATTGCCTTTCACAGAGGTTTTTGCTGCTGGCTTGCCAAGGGTGAAGGCTGCAACATCCTTGCCTTCGTACTTCTCGCACAGACCGCGTTTTACGAGGTCTGAGGCACGTTCACTGTTGTTAACCTCCAAGATGGTGCCTGGTTCGTACACTGTTACATGATCTTCCTTGTCACGGAAAACGTTCTTTACAATCAGTTTCATTGTTTCTTCTTTTTTAGGTTATTACTATCCTTCCACAATGGCTGTGCTGTCATAGTCACTGTAAATCACGGCACCGGCATCGGCCTTCTTAGGCATAGCGATGAAATAGTGACGGAAGTTAATCTTGTTTCTCTGATACTCTGGATCAGTACTTGCTTCGCTGTAGTACATCTTTGTGGAACCGGTGGCCTTGAACACTCTCTGGATGTAGAAGGCAAACGAACACTGGAACTCACCGGCACTGGCAGTCGAACCGAGGGCTTTCTTCACACCGGCTGTGGTGTACAGCGGGTTGTTGGCAAACTCATAGATGTCGAAACCATACAGACGGCCTACCGTACCATCGTTGCGATTGATGTTATACTGTTCCTTGAACACCTGGCTAGTCTCCAGCAAGTCGTTAACGTGGTCAGAGCATAGCACCAAACGGCGTCCCTGAGCAGGTACACCAAGGGCATCCATCTTACGTTTCAATGTCAGCAAGTCATTTACCGTCATCTTCTTGCGTCCCGTGGTTGTATCGGCAGCACCTGTGGTCTTCACTACAGGAGTCTTGGCCCCGTTCTGGGTTGCGCACATGGCATGAGCTGCCTTCGCAAACTTCGAGTCGTTGATGGCATTTCCGTGGCTCTCCTTCACACGAGACATCTTGTCGTAACTGATGGCATAGAGTTCATCGTCGGTCACAGGGGTCACCTTCGTCTGGAACTTGTCAAGCTGGATGGCGATGTCTGCGTCATCGAGTGCCTGCAAAGGGATTGGGTAGGTCGTGTTGTTCACCAGCACGTCAGGGTCAACGCCTACCTCCACAAGGTGAATCACGTCGTTGTTCACGATGCTCGAACTGTCAGGGATGCCGTCAAGCCATGTGGCTTCAAGGCCACGGCGCAGATACTTCACCAGTTCACCGGTCCAGATCTCGGTATAGACACCAGCACGGAGGCTTCCGGCAGGAACGCCGGCACCGCCAACGGTGGCGGCCACTACATTCATGCCGACGGCACCCACCATGGGGTCAACGCCGACCACGGCAGCAAAGACGCTGCCCATCACGCAGTTCACAAGAACCGCTGCAATCATTGCAAAAAGTCGCATCATTTCTCTTTTCTTTTTTGTTGGTTAAAAATCAGATTTCACATTCAATGCCGTACTCGGCCTTGTAGAGTTTCTTGTACTGCGCCGGGTTCTGCTCGCGCATCTTCGACAACTCGTCGCTCGGCACGTCGCTCAGTTTCTTGTACTCGGCATGACCACCGGCAGGGGCTCCGCCACCTGTCACGATGTTGCTCAGCTTCACCTGGGGCGACATGGCGTCGAAGGTCTGCTTCAACTCGTCGGCACTGATCTTCTTGCCGAGGTCCAGGAACTGCTGCTTCTTGTCCTCACCGATCTTCTTCTCGGTAATGGCAGCGTTCACAAGGGTTTCAATACGGGCGGCACGCAGCGTGTCGCGTTCCTGGCGCAGGGTCTCAGCCTCCGCACCGTCAGCCTGCAGCTTTGCCAGCTTCGCGTTGATGGTCGCTTCGTCGGCATCCTTAGGCAAGCCCAATTGAAGGGCTAACTTCTCTTGATCCATTTGCTTTGGTTTTTGATTTTTGTTGTTATTACTATGCAGCAGCGGCAACTCTACACCGCCGTCTTTGCCTAACTCTATGCGCTTGCCGTCTTTCTGCAGCACGATGGCATCGTCATTCGCGCCAATGTCAACAAGCGACACCTCAAACAGCTTGCTCTTGCTGATGGTCGGGCTGGTCTGACCCTGCACCAGGTGCTTCGGGTCTTCGCTCAGTTCCAGAATATCGATACCGGCACTCACCATCTTCAGACTGCCGAACTCCCACTGCTTCTTGCAGCGCTGGCTCAGTTCCGTGGCCTCGTCAAACATCAGTTCGCCGGTCACCTCGTCACCTTCCACCTTCAAGTCTTTCACATAGCCGATTACCTGACCGCGCTCGTGCATATACAACAGTACAGGGTTGCGGTTGTACTGCTCCACGTTCATGCCCGCCGTCAGTACCCTCGTGCCGTAGCTGTTCAGGCTCTCGTTGCTGATTCTTACTCTTTTTGTCTTGCTCATTTTTTCGTTCTTTATGCTGTGCGGAAACGCACAGCTGCGATTGTTTTTTGTGCAAAGTTGCGTCCTTTAATCGACCCTACAAAAAAAGTGTGAAACGGTTGCACACTTCTACGAAACCATTGCACACATTTTTTCTCTACTGCCTGAAAATAACCAACTTTGCACCAGTTTTCAACTCCTTTAATAAAAACGTTTTTATGACAAAAGCAGAAATTGAAAGAAAGAAACAGCTCGGACGGTCACTGTACATGTCCGGTATGGAACTGACGGAGATTGCCGACCAGTTGGGCGTGTCAAGGCAGTCTGTCTCTAAGTGGTGCAGCACCGACGGATGGAAGGAGGCGCGTGCAGCCAAGAATATCTCACGCCCTGAACTGGTCAACAAGTTGCTCCTCGCAATCGACAATCTCATTGCACAGGTCAACGAGTCTGGAGACCCTGAGGCTATCGGGGCACTCGCCGACAAACTGTCGAAACTCTCGTCAACGATCGAGAAACTCGACAAGAAGGCAAACGTCATCGATGCCATCGAGGTCTTCATGGCATTCAACCGGTGGATTCAGGACCAGGCTTGCTACGATCCGGACATCACGCCGGAACTTATCAAGGCCATCAACAAGTACCAGAACAAGTTCCTCATGGAAAAGATGTCTCACCCTGCAGAACTCTAAACTATGTCCACTATAGCGGAATTTAAGAAAGTACAGGAGGAGTGGAGGGAGCATTGCCGGCAGATCCAAAACCTGACCGACACGAAAAGTCTCGTACGTGAGAATGCCACCCAGAAGGAGCAGCGCATACGCCGCCTCCAGAAAGACTATGCCGCTTTCTGTGAGTATTACTTTCCGCATTTCCTTACACTCCGTGACAAGGTGACTGGCGAAGCCATACGCACCATCCACAATGCCCCATTCCACAATGCGGCAGCCAAACTCGTAAAGAACACGCCGAACCTGAAGGCGGTCTTCAAGTGGCCACGCGGTCACGCCAAGTCCACCCACTTCGACATCTTCATGCCGCTCTGGTTGATGTTCCAACCGAAGCGGCTCATCAATTTCATGGTGATTGTCGGAAAGTCCGAGGACTCCGCCGACCGACTGCTGGGTGACATTCAGGCGGAGCTCCAGTATAACAAACGCATCATTGCTGATTTCGGCAAACAAATGACGCTCGGCAACTGGACGGAGGGTGAGTTCACCACCAAGGACGGGGTGTATTTCCTGGCTTGTGGCCGTGGGCAGTCGCCACGTGGTCTCCGTAAGCGTGAGTCGCGTCCTGACTACATTGTCATCGACGACCTCGACGACGACGAACTTTGCCGTAACGAGCGGCGTGTCCGCGAACTCACCGACTGGGTGAAAGAGGCACTTTTCGGTGCTCTGGATGTAGGACGTGGCCGCTTCCTCATGGTCGGCAACCTTATCTCCAAGACTTCCGTCCTGGCGAATATATGCGCTACAAAGGGCGTCCACGTCTCAACGGTATATGCCGTTGACAATGAGGGCAACCCCGTATGGAAAGAGAAATGGACCAAGGAGGAGGCTCGTGAGTACATGGAGTTCGTGGGCTATCGTGCCTGGAACAAGGAAATGATGCACAACCCTATAGTGGAGGGCACTGTCTTCCGGCAAGAATGGATCAAATGGGCGAAGCGTCCGGAATGGAAGGACTTTACCGAATTTGTCCTCTATATCGACCCGTCCTGGAAAAGCAAGAAGACCAACGACACCAAGGCGGCCAAACTATGGGCTAAGCGCAAGACGGAGCTCTGGCACCTCCGCGCTTTCGTGCGCAAGGCATCGGTAGCAGAACTGGTGCGTTGGTGTTACGACCTCTACGAGTGGAGCCAGGAAGTAGGCATTGCCATACGCTTTGCGATGGAGGCTTCATTTATGCAGGATATGATACTCGACGACTTCACGGAGGAGGGCAATCTGCGTGGCTACCAACTCCCCATCACGGGCGACACGCGCAAAAAACCGGACAAGTTCCAGCGCATCGAGGCCATCAGTCCGCTCTGGGAGCGTGGCTTCGTGTTCTACGATCTGGCACAGAAGGAAGACCCCGACATGCAGGCCGGACTGGAGCAGCTGCTGGCATTCGAGAAAGGTATGTCCGGGAACGACGACGCGCCTGATGCCGACGAGGGTGCCATCTGGATCCTGCAGAGAAATACAAGACAACAGATTTATTCACCGAGGTTCGGCAAACGTCCGACCTCCAAAAACCAATGGTAATATGTTCCAACTCATTAAAGACCTCATCTTCGGCTTCCGCTTCAAGCGTGCCGTCAAGAAAGCAGACCGCTTTCACCATATCACGCACCGTAACTATATGGTGCTGGTCATTAACAAACACCTCGAAGTCCTCTCCAAGCAGGAACTCAAAAAGTTCATAGCCGGTGGGGTGTTCCGGAAAGGTACCACCATTGCCGACCTTGAAGCAAAGGCTCTTTACATAACACTCTAAACTTCTGGCTATGTTTATCACGGATGAAGACTACAAGGTGGTCATCGGCGACCAGGCTCTGAAGGTTGTCTCACAGGTCAGCCAGGAGAACCGGGCCAATGCCGAGACGGAAGCCGTCGAGGAAATCAGCGGCTACCTCAGACCCAAATACGACACCAGCGCCATCTTCAGTGCCGTTGGCACGGAGCGGAACAGGCTCGTGGTCATGTACACCTGCGACATCGCACTCTATCACATGGCTGCATCGGCACCGCAGAAGATGGGCATGGAGATACGAAAGGAACGTTACGAACGCGCCATCAAGTGGCTGGAGGGAGTTCAGGCAGGGAAAATCGTGCCGGATCTGCCACTTGCCACCGACGAGGACGGAAACCCCGTCGGCTTTCCGATGGTGTACGGCTGTCAGAAGAAACTACGTCATAACTGGTAACAATCATGGGAAAGAGAAACAAAAATACAGACAATAAACTGCTGGTGCGCACTCCGTTCGGAACATTGCGCCTGGCTAAGAAGGATGCGCAGCGCTTCAAGAAGACGGTCATGGAACTGCAGCGCACCACCGACTCGCTCACCCGAAAGGATATCGGGGACTGGAGAAATGCCTGGCAGTTGGCAATAAACGTGGATAGCCCGAACCGTCAGAGGCTATACGACATATACCGCGATGTGGAGGTGGATTTGCACCTCTCCGGCTGCATACAGCAGCGCGAGGGCTTTGTCATGGCCCGTTCCTTCAAACTGGTCAACGAGAAGGGTGACGAGGACGAGGAGGCAGCAAACTACTTCAACACCTCCTGGTTCAAACTGCTAATGAAGTTCGCCCTCGACGCTAACTACTGGGGGCACTCGCTCATAGAACTGGGCAACATCACCACCGACATAAACGGACGGCAGACCTATGACGGGGTGCGCCTCATTCCGCGTAAGCATGTCATTCCGGAATATCACCGTGTCGTTCCTGACCTCGGACAGGACTGGCACACCGGCATTGACTACCACGACACACCGTTTGCCGACTGGCTCATTGAGGTTGGGCAGCCGGACAGTCTGGGGCTTTACCTCAAAGCCGCAACACAGACCATCCCGAAGAAAAACGCCCTGGCGTTCTGGGACACCTTTGCCGAGATTTTCGGTATGCCGATGCGCATTGCACGGACCACCACACGCGATGACAAGGAACTCGCCAAGATGGAAAAGATGATGGCCGACATGGGTACCGAGGGATGGGGCATATTCCAGGAGGGTACGAACATCGAGGTCGTGGAGTCTTCACGGGGCGATGCTTTCAATGTCTATGACAAGCGCATCGATCGTGCCAACTCTGAACTCTCAAAACTGATTATCGGGCAGACCATGACCATCGAGGACGGCTCCAGCCTCTCACAGTCTGAAACGCACCTTGAAGTCTTCCAGAACCTCATCGAGGCAGACTGCGACACCATCCGTGACATGGTAAACAACCAACTCCTGCCACACATGATCCGTCACGGCTTCCCGCTCAAAGGAATCCACTTCGACTGGGACTACTCGGTGGACTATACGCCGGAGCAGCAGGTGGCATACGAGACGATGGTGCTCAACGAGTATGAGGTTGACCCTGCCTACTTCGAGGAGAAATACAATATGCCTGTAGGGGAACGTAGGCAGATGCTGCCGCCTGTCGCGCCACCAGAGCCGCCACAGGACGATGAAGACTCCAAAGGCAATAAAACGCCCAAGCCGGACAAAAAGACGCGACAGGAACAAAATGCGCGCCCTTTTTTCGACTGAGCCCCAGTGATTACCTGGGGCTGCACGAACGCTATGCCCGAATCCTTGCGGACGGCGGTTTCCCCGTCGCCACTTTCGCCCGTGAGGACGAGATACGTCAGGAACTCTCGCGCCTGTTCGAGGGAATGATGAAGACACTCTACAAGGTGCAGGGGTCACAGTTCCGCATAGAGTTACTGGAGACACCGAAAATGCAGGAGTTCATAGAGACACATGCCGACGCGCTCAACTCCGGCTTCCAGCAAGTCAAAATGTCGGATGCCATGCGCCAGCGTCTTCAGCGGTCGAACTACATATTCTCCGGCATGAAGACGTTCCACGAACTCAATGAAGCGTTCCCGTCTCTCATCGACGAGAATGGCAATAGAAAACCATTCGAACAGTTTTTGAATGACGTTCAGAGGATAGACCGTACCTACAACCAGAACTACCTTCGTGCAGAATATAACTTCTGCCAGGCCTCGGCTGACATGGCTGCCAAGTGGGAGGGCTTCATGCAGGACGGCAACCGATACAATCTGCAGTACCGCACTCAGCGAGACAAAAAGGTGCGTCCGGAACACGCCGCGCTCGATCGGGTGACACTCCCGATGTCTGACCCGTTCTGGCAGGAGTATTATCCGCCAAACGGCTGGAACTGCCGATGCACCGTCGTACAGGTGCGCAAGTCAAAGTACCCCGTGACACCACACGACGAGGCAATGGCACTCGGTGAGGAGGCGACGGGTAAGGACACCAAGGGCATCTTCCACTTCAATCCTGGCATAGAGAAGAAAACTATTCCGGACTACAATCCGTACACCATCAAACGATGCCGGGACTGTGACATTGCAAAAGGGAAACTAAAACTCGCTTTTGTTCCTGACAACGAAGTGTGCGCTGCATGCGAACTTCTGCATCGATGTGCAGGGGATAATGAAAAGTCAGCAACTGCAATCGAAAGGACACACTATCTCCACGAAATGGAACCGTTGCTCCAAATCAGGCATGAAAAGCCCATCGATGAGGGTACAATCAAAGTCGGGTTCTCTACTTATGGGAATAAACACCTTTTCTCTGACACATTCGGCAGATCAAGAGTCTTGCTAAAAGAAGACTTAAAAGATTTGGGGGCGCTCCTTGAAAACAGCACCTATATTGATGATTCAGCTTTAACGCATCCGAGAGCTGATAATATAGAACATTTCTACTATTATAAGGCAGAATTGCATGGAAGAACCGTACGGTTAAATGTTGCAAAGGAAGTCAAGCATAGGGATAGTGGACACATAGTAATAAAATACTATCTCTACTCAATAAATGATATAAACGAATAAAACACCGAAGGCGGCGGTTAGGTCTAAATTGCCAGAGTGCCATTCCCTCAGTGCTTTATTGTAAATGCAAAGTTACAAAAAAATCCGTTACTTCCAACAAAAGTAGCGGATTTTTTTCATTCTAAGGCTGTTTTTCTTGCTTTATAGGCTTTTTATTGCCACGCACTGGTAGGTTTCTACGTTCTCAATAATCTCCTCATGGTTGTGGTTGGTGCTGCTTCCCACAAGGTCAAACTCCAGAAACGTCTTGCCTCTCCTGCAAGCCAACTGCTTGTGTATCGCCTCCAGTAAGTCGAACACCTTCAGGCTCTGTTCACGGAACTCACTGTCTGCAGAACTGCTGCCCTGCCAGTCAGTAACCACATGAAGGTGCACTATCGGCTCTGCACGGTACTCCGCTCCTGGCTGTATGGCGTTCCACTGGATGGGCTGGAACTCTACGAACACCGCCGGACGCTCCCAGTTCTCTTCCTGCTCAATGAACTCCACGTTGTGGTTCCACAGGTCGATGTGCTTAATGGCACGTTCCCAGCCTTCAGGAACGTCGTCTTCAGTTTCTGCTACTCCGTAGTAACCTTCTGGTGTCGCATATAGTTTGGAGAGTTGCTCTATGAGCATCTGATATACTTCTTTTCTCATTTCTCGTGTATTTCAAAATTGATGGCTTCTTCGATATATCCGCTCAGGTTCTCCTCGATGATAGTCCGCACCGCTTGCTCCACCTCTGGGCTGTTGCCGAGGAAACGGCGGCGCGGGATCTTGATGGTGGTACCGGCTTTCTTCAGTGCCATGAACTTCCAGAACTCGGCTTCGTCGCTCAGTTGCATCGTCCGTTTGTCATTCCTCCGGCTGCCGTCTTTCTTGCGCCCAAAGGAGCCGGTCGCCTCGTAGTATTTGTGCCAAAAGTATTTCTTCATCCTTGGGGTAACTACTATCTCACCACCCTCATTGTGAATGGCAGCGTAGGGCAGGTCGGTATAGAACGTGATGCTGTTCTCGGTAGTACGGCTCTGGATGCTACGGCGCAACTGACCCGTATCGACGAGGATATGACCGTCTGGACGCATCGGGCTACGCCTGCGCTGCCATGCTTCACTAAAGAATGCCTCACGCTCAAAGTTCTGGTCGAACTCGTCGGACATCTCCACTTGTATGTCCTTAAGGATTCTTCTTAAAATAGCCTGGGTCTCTGACTTCATCTTCGGGGAATAATAGCTCAGGGAACAAAAAGCCCTCTGCTGAAAGCGCCGCCCGTTCCTCAAATTGAGGATTGGACGATGCCTTCAGCAGATTATAAAAGGTGCGCTCACAAATGCCGTATTTCGGATAAACGTAACGCTTCCATATCTCCCTGTTCGGGAGGCCTGTTCTGACGTAGGTGTCGTAAATCTGATTGATGTCGGCTACTCGTTTCGCATAACTTTTTCCTTTCCGCTTCTTGGGTCCCATGCAGCTTGATTAGACATATCGGGGTTACTTACTTTCTTTATAGGGGCGGATGTGGAGTTTCATTTCGCAACTCACAAGCACTCTGCCGCTGCCGTCACAGTTAGGGCATTTTCTCGAGAAGCCCAACTTAGTGACCTTGCCTGTGCCGTGGCATTCACGGCACAAGGCAACTTTCTCCGGTTTGGTCACTTCCTTGATCATACGGTGGTCTCCTCTTTCTTGGGTTCTACATAGAAGGTCTCGTCCTGCGCCACCATGATACCGCATTCGGCCATAGCCGTACCCATCGGAACCTGCTTCTTGGTGATTTCGTTCTCAATGAACTCAACAGCCTCCAGTTCGCGGTCGGCCAGCAACTTATCCTTGGCGATTTCCTCGCTGGTGCGTACATAGCCAGGCATGAACTTCTTCACCAGCGTCAGCGCACTCGCCCAGGTGAAGCCCTTCAGGGTCTTCAATTTCGGCGTGCCGGTGCGGAAACCGATGGTGCCGTGAGCCATGTCGAGGCTCTTCTTCTTGGTGAACAACTCTGCCTGGTTCTCGGTGGCGAAACTCTGGAGCACGTCAAAGGCATTGTCCTTCTCAGCGCCCAGGGTGGCCAACTTGTCGGCGTACTTCTCACGAATCTTGGCGCACTGCAGTTCTATCTCTGCATTGATTTTCTGAATCTGTGCGTCACTCTTCGCATAGGTTGCGAATGCTTCATCAGCGGCCTCACGGGTCACGCCGGTGATAATGGTCTTTTTCTGTCTTGCCATTGTCTTTTTTTTTGATTGTTATTATTGGTGAACTTAATTTATGCTTGGCCCATACCCACCAAAGGCACGGCGATATAGGTTACTTCTTTTCTGGTATGCTGCGACTCTGTCGCTGCCTCCTGAGCCTTGGCTGGTCTCAAACCGCCCTTGTTCATAATGGCACGCAACTTCACCTGCAGCGCGTCGAGGTCTTTCACGCCCAACTGAGCGAACTCCTTGCCGGCAATGCGCGGGTCCTCGCAAAAGGCATTGACGCGCTGCCAGTCGGTGGTGTCGATACCTGCCTTCTGCATCAGCTTCAGGCACACGCTGCGCTTCTTCCTCAGTTGCTCCTTCCAGCCGGTGCGTTCCTCCAGCGCGGAGCACATGGCGTCGTACTCTTTCTGTGTCATTTCCTTCAGACTCGTGGTCCGACCGTCCGTGAAACTCGACACAAGGGTCTCTTTCATATCCTCGGTATTACCGCCAGGCAGACGGTTCAGTGAGGCATAGAAGCGGTGGTAGTTCTGTACGCTCATGGCAACTTGGCTATTATCTTGTGTAACTTGTTACCGGCTGTCTCCAGCCCTTTCTCATAGCCTATCAGCAAACCACAGAAGGCTCCGGCAACGGTACCGGCAATAATGCCGAACACGGGAGCGAGGACTACAACCAGCCAAAACAGCGGATTCCACCATTTCGTGGCTAACACATTCACTTGCTTGATGTCTGTCTTCATCTTGATATCTGGTTAAAATTAAACTTGATTCCCATTTTCTCTGCCCGTGCCTCCATCTTGATGGAGCGTCGGGTGGTTGGTGTAACTGTCGCCTCGTTGGAAGCCCTGGCTATTTCATAGCCTCGCTTACGGAGACCGTTCCTGATACTGATTTTCTCTTGTGGGCATCGCACAACACGGAGGTTCGTCTTCTGCTCAAAGCCCCAGTTGACGCGGACACGCTCTTTCCTGAATGTTTCCTTCCGGCTCTCACCAATGCGACGGTGCATTTCGGCAAAGGCTTCGGCACTCATGCGTTCCTTTTGGCTGGTGCCAGGCTTGAAACGGGTTGCTTTGCCATACTTCAACAGGTTCACCGCTCCGGCATTGCCTCCCATCAGGCGGTTGGCTCTGGCTCCGTGTTCACTGGCGTTGCGCTGCATGGCGGCCACAAACTCCTTGGTCTTCCACAAACCCAGTTCACGCGCCATCCGTGTCACGCTCCGGGGAGAGGTTCCTAAGTGGTCGGCGAGTTCCTGGTTCTTCGTATGGTCAAAGTTGGCCACAAACCATTCGCGCTGCTCCTGTGTCAAGTCCTTCGCCGTCATGCGTCCACCCCCTTCCATTCTATGGTTATCACTGGCTGCATCTTACCGGTCCCCTCGCACATGGGGCAAGGCACCTTCACCGAGTTATAGGCTCCGTCACGACTCCAGAACCATCCGTTCCCACAACAGTAGTTGCACTGCTGCACAAGACCCGTCAGACGCTCATGCTTGGTCTTCATGCTGGGGCTGCTCAATTCCAATACTTGCTTTGTCTTACTCATACCCAACGTAATGCTTTATTGCCGAACATTATCATTTGTTTTACCTTTAGACCTATGGCCTCGGCAAAATACAACTCTGCTTTTGCCCCTGGGCTTTCATCCCAGTCAGGCAGTAGGCAAATGATGTCACACTGTTGCAATGCAATGATGTCAAGCAGTAGTATCTCCCTGTAGAAGGTTGTGCCATTAGCCTTTGCTGTATTCTCCGCTATTGCACCGTAGCCGCTTGTGGTAGGGTTGAATACCTTATATCCCTTTTCCTTCAGGAACTTCTCTGCGCTGGCGAATTTCTGGCGTGTTGCCTCACTCAGGACCTCTTCGCCTATCTTACCACTGATATATACTTTCTTGCTCATTGTCTCGCTATTTTATTGTTTTACTATGTTCACTTTCTCGGCGGCTCGAAGGTAGTTTAGTATTCTCGCTGCATACAGGGGGTCGGTGGTCTCTATCACACGGCAGCCCTTGGTCTTGGCCATCCGCAGGGTGAGGTCGCACTTGCCGCTGTACAGCCAGTCGCCAATCACCATCCCGACATTGTCGCCTTTCACTAATAACTGGTATTTGTCCATAGCCTCATACGTTATTGGTTGTTCTTAATACGCCTTCTTCCCATACTACGAAACTGTTGCCTGCATCGGGATTGAAGCGTCCTTGGCAGTAGGCTCGGAAACCGACAACCCTTACTTTCACACCAGCACGGTAGCGAAGCCTGACGGCTGGTTTCCCCAACGGTTGTCCTTTGGCTTCCTGACTGATGAAGATGAAACTCTTCTTCGGGAAGGCTTCGAGCAGGGCTTTCGTTTCCGGCCATTCCCAGCCTGCGTCCTGGAACGAGTCCACGATGATGAACTTCGCACTGTGTCGTTTCTTCAGGCGCTCTGTCAGGTCTTCCACGGTGTCACTGGTCACCACACGGAACCAGCCCTGTTTCTTGTCAAGGTCAAACCGTAGCATTCGCTCCTGGAAAGACTGGTTCAAACCTTCCTCGTAACTCAGGTAGAGCACCTGCCCGTAGTGGGTCAGTTCGTAGGCCAGTTGCATCACGAAAGAACTCTTGCCGCTGGCAGACGCACCGCTGATGAACCAGGTGGAGTTCTCCTCCGGCAAACCGAAGGATTCTTCCCACCGGCCACCCCACGGCAGCGTCTTGTAGGTCTTCTTGGCTATTTCTTTCGGACTGTAGGCTCGTTTCATTTCTTTTTGTTTGTTGTATAACACCAACCCAATAGGCGGTTGAACGGAAGTCCTATGCCGTGTATCGTTCTCATAATACAGAAATCGCCATCCGCATCGACATCACCATCACAATAGCCTGTATAGACCTCTCCATTGTTCATAACAAAATTCGCCTCGCGATTTTTGTCTATTTTCTGCAAATCAGATGGGGCTTTCAGTACACGGCGGCTCCCATCTGAAAAAGTTACTTTTATTTTCATATCAAGCTCCTTTCTTCAATTTTTCAATTTCTGTATATACTCGTCTCAAACCGCCCTGGCTCTTGCGCACGATCTGACCAATATCGGTCCCCTTCGGGGCGTTCACACTGGCAACAACTCGCGCCTGCTCCAACAGGAACGCCTTGCGGTCGTCTTCCTGGTCCGGAGTGACACGGCTGTACTTGCCGCCGTAACGTGAGAAGATCTCAGCGTAACCCACCTTCTTGCCTTCCACGTTGCGGTTGATCTTGGCTGCCAGTCCGTCGGCTCCCATCATATACCAGCCGCAGCACATTTCGGTGGCGTTCCAAAGGGCTTTGAGTTCAAGAAAAGCCTCGTATGCAAGGTCGCCGGCTTCGTCAAGCACCACCAGAGGGCGCTCCATCGAGCGCAAATAGTAAACCAAATCCTCATAGGTGTCCTGGTACTTGCCCGTGGCACCCACGCCGAACTCGTTGGCTATTTTCTTAACCAGGGCGCGTTTTGTCTTCACCTGGCTGCAGTCGATATACACGGCGTTGCGGTGTTCATTCACATACCATCGAGCGGTGTACGTCTTGCCAATGTTCGGAAGGTCGCACAATATCACGCTTAGGCTACGCTCCTGGCAAGCCTCTAACTGTGTGGTGATATAGTCGAAGGTCGCGGTCCTTGCACCCTTCCACTCGATAGAGTCGCGCAGGTTCACGTCCAGACGGCGGGCAATGTTCACCCAGTTGGCATCACTCAGAGCCTTATCCGTCTGACCCTTCTTCAGACTGTTGTACACGCTTGCAGAAATTCCCAGCGCGGCAGCGTGCTTGGCATCGCTGGGGTAGTTTGCTCGGTTGGTGGCTATCGCCTCCAGAATCCGCTGTTTGTTCGCTGTTGTAATCATATTCTAACGGCGTTTTAATGGGTTTCTAAATATCGGCTATCGGGTCGGGCTTCCATCGGCTTCTGACTGGCTGCTCCTCCTTAATCTGGGGCTCCAGTTCCACGGCTTCTGCCTGTTGTGGCGTTGCCGATGGCTTCAATATGCCCACCTCGTCGATAGCGTGGTCTTTTACATACTTGCTGAACTTCGCAATCTTCTTGCGCTGCTCGATATAGTTCACGGTGTCCTCTTCGGTTTGCTCTGCCATCACACGGTTGTAGGTCTGTACTTTCTCCACGTGGTCGATGTACTTGTCACCTTGGAAGATGTAAACTTCCGTTGGTTTGCCTTCCTCGTCTGGCATATAGTAGGCGGTCACCTGATAGTCATTCGGGCGAAGTTTCTCCAGAACACTGGTATCACTCAGCCACCAGTCTTCATGTGCCACACGCACCGTCGAGTTCCTCCTGATGCTCGTTTCCACACGCTCACCGATGTAGCGTGCCAGCGTCAGTTTGTCAAGAGGCTGCAGGGTCGGGTTGATGCGCTCACAGAGAACGTCCCACCTTGTCATGCCGGGGAACTTCTTCTGGTTGGGGTGCAGTTGGTGGTTCCACTCATAACTGTCACGTCGGTCTTCTGCCACCAACTGGTCCCAACTGAAATATTCCTTGTCCTCGTAGAGTTCGTTGGTCTCGTCGCTCACTTTCTTGTACTCCTGACGCCACTTGCCCTTGCCGTAGAAACGGCCAATGCCCTCGTGGTTCTTGTGGATCACGCTGCGCTTCTTCGCACCGTTCAGAGGCTCGGCATACTTTTCCTGTGAGTTCTGGGGGGCGCAGAAGTGAACAAATGGGAAAGCAACACCGGCTTGCAGGAAGCCGTCTTTGTACTGGGTCATCAAGTGGTTCTCCACCTCGATACCTGCAGGCATTCCCCAGCCCTGCTTCTCAATCAGCCGGAACATGTCGCGGAAGCAATCTACCACAAGACCTTCGTCCTTCTTGCGGGCATAACTGGCGCCGACCACGCACTGGCTCACTACGTCGTAGGCATAGTAGGCATGCACGCGCTGCTTCGTGTCCTTCAGCTTTCTCGTCAGGTCAACGTCGTCCATCGTTATCTGTGACAAAGAGAAGTCTCCACCGTGACGGTGAACGTGGGGCATCTGCTCGTGCATGAAAGTCGTCCAACTCATAAGTCTCTGCTCAATCAGTACCTTGTTGGCTGGCTTGTTCAGATAGTTGCAGATAGTGCTTTCACTCAGTTCCTTCGGCTCGCCGGTCTTTTTATCGATAAAATCGTCAGGGTTCATCAGTTCGCCGGTCTTCGGGTCGAAAACCTCTAACTCGCCACATACGAACGATATATAGTTGTCGTGGGTTGTTGTGTTGAAAGGCTTGTTTGGCAGTATCGCCAGACCGAGTATCAGGCGCTCTGTCTTGTAGTCAACCTTCCTTGCACTTTGGTTGCCGAACTTGCCACTGATAAGGCAGCTGTAGCCCTCCTTCTTGTACTCGTTCACTTTCTTCCGGAAACGAAGCGTACTCGTAGGGAGCGTATGTCCGTACTCTTCACGCAGGGCTGTAATGGCATTCGCCATCTGCTCCCAGTTGTATTTGCCGCCAAACAGCTTTTGGGCTGTTGCCGCACGCTCATACAAGCGGATGCAGCAGTTCAGTACACTGGCGTTCACCACATATTCCTTGATCTTCTCAGGAGGCAGGTCAAGACCTGCTTGCTCCCTGCTGTGGAAAAACGCCACCGCAGCCTGGTCAATCTCGTAGTTGCTGCACACCCAACCCTTCAGGTGAGTAAGGTCGCCATCGGGATAGAGGGCTTGAACCTTGGCTCTGTAGTCGCGTGGAAGACTTTCAACGGCAACAAGGGCATACTGACCGGCTGCACCACCGCCACGACGCACCACGTCGATGCGTCCACGGCTCGCCATCGCCTTGTAGTTAGGGATGCTCATCACACCGCCATCTACAAGTTCACGGGCACTTATGCAAAGCCTGTTTCCGTAATACTCCATCTTCCCCTCCTTACTTCAAGTTCCTTGCGTAGTTCTGAATGGTAGGGATGTCACTCACAAGCACCTCTTCATAGCGATACCTGGGCGAACCTTTGAAACGTACAACACCCTCGCCAGTGGTCATGCTGACCTCCAGAACGGCACCGTTGTTGAAATACTGGCGCATGAAATGCTCACCGCTGTCCATTGCGTCGTAGAAGATCTCGTCTTCAGGAACGGCAGCCTCAACCCAGCCGCCCATTTCCTTACGGGCGACGTACTGGATCTTCCTTGCCAGCAATGTCTGGCACTCAAAGCACAGGGCCTTGTACACCATACGATCGGTGCAGTTGAACATCTTGGCGAGTTTCGCCTTGTTTTCTTTCGAGACCTTGATGGTTCTCGCACTTCTTGTCTTTGCCATAATCATTTATTATTTAAGGTTTTTGTTAATATACTCACGGTCAAGCTCCCACAAAGGCAGTTCTAACGTCAGCTTTCTGCGTATTACATCTGCGTGACCTACCATGTCTATAGCCTTTTTCAGTAACTCTATGTCGCCGAACTTCTGAGCGCGCTCCAGTAGAAAGTCCACAAGTTCCCAACGCTCACTGTACAGCTTGTCGCACTCTTCTTTTTTATGCATACCCAGATCGTGCTCACGCTTAGCTGTATTCCACAGCTCGGCAATCAGTTCGCTTTCGCCATGTTGCTTCCATTCACTACAGAAGGTGTCCTTGTCCATTTCGCCCGCTGCCATGTAGATGTCATGCACCTTGCTAAATTCCAGTGCAGTGACCTCTAAGCCAGTGCGATCTTCAAACTCTTTTCGTGTCATATTCTTAAGTTTTAACTGTTAAAATTCGTCTATCTCGCCAAATTTTCGTACCTTTGGCGCGCCGTTCAATAATGAATGACGCTGCAAAGATACAGAAAATTCTGAAACTAACAAAGAA